CACCGGCTTCCGGAATGGAAAGGCGATACGCAACTGGAATCGAATTCCGCGTCCGCGTGTCCCAATCCGACGCCGGCACCAACTGGTCGCCATCGATCAGCGCAACGAATTCGCCCCTCAAGGCGAGGGAGCGACCGAGCATGGCCATGGTGCGGCGGTCCAGCATGTCGGTGCCGTCGACCTGAGCGAGCGCGAAACCGTTCTGCCAGAGCGACACGCAAGACGATACGGTGCCGGTCAGTTCGCCGAGACCAGTGCGACCGCCGATATACGCCTCACGAAACCGCATCACTTCGGCAGTGAAGCCGCCGCCGGCGGAACGCTTTTCCACGGCAGGCGCCGCGCGTCGAAAGAGGTCGAGAAATCCCATAATCAAACCTTTCTGTACGGCCGCAGCAGATCAGCCGCGCCGGAATTCTGAAGCGCCGACGCCATCCAGCTTTCGGAACGGGTGCGCGAAATGGAAATGGACCCGGCCTCGATGCGCTCAGAGCGGACGCCGGCGGTGCCAGGTTTCGCAGCGAGATAGGCCGCAAGCCGCTTCACCGCTTCCCAAACTGCGGCGGGGACATCGCCACCGCCAACGATGCCGCTGAATCGATAAGGTCCCCAGCCGGTCAACACGTAGCCGCCAAGCGGCGAAGCATCCGGCGTGCAATCGTCCCAGCCCGAGCCGTTCCAGATTTCGACGGTGGAAATTGTGGCTGGGTATAGTGGCGGGAGCCATTCGCCCGGCCCGTTCACGATCCACTCGACGTCGCGCGGCGTGTAGCGATAGGCGATATACGGTTCGACCCGCTGCCAGGCGACATCGTTCAACGTCACCGCCGGCGAAGTCGTCGGATAACTCTCGGGTTCGGATTCAACTTGTTTCGATGCGTAAGCCATCATGCTCACCTCCAGCGCAGCGCCGCAGGCATGGCGCGCGTAATCGTGGTCGGCGGCGGGACCAGGATTCCGGCCGCGTTGAGTGTCCATCCAGCCGCGATTTTCTCGTCGTCGGTCATGTCCTCGGGATCGATCTCGATTTTCGATTCCTTGTAAGCGGGCACAACTACGATGCTCAGTTCGTACAAAAGCGCCTGCAGGATCGTGCGAATACGGGCGTTGTGCATTCCGCGAGCAGGATCATGGCCTTCGTCGGTGTAAAGTTCCGACTTCGCTACGGCGCGCGGCGGCGGGATGCGGAAGCCGGGACTGATGCCAACGGCGAGCCCGCTATCGATTTGTTTCAAGATGTCGGCGCCATAAGATGTTTCGGCGATCGCTTCCGAAATTTCGGCTTCGAACGTCAGCGCCTCGTCGCTATCGACAAGCTGCAAGGTTTGATTGAGCTTCGACGCGAGCGGCTTGTCGTAGCTGTGACCGACCAGCAAATGGATTTCTTCGTCGGGTTTGTCGACGCGATACCCGAACGCGCGCGGCGCGAATTCTTCTTTTTGCGGCCGACCGCCATTGCGACCGCCATCGCTCAAGACAGCGCGCTTGCGATAAGGAAAGCGTCCCCGGAGACGCCGGCGGCCTTTACGACCGCCAGCGCGCAGTTCCAGTTCGCCCGTGAGTTGGGCGAATTCCATTACTGGATGCCCGTCAGGATCTGAAGCTGCTCGGCGCGCGAGACAGTCACATCCATAGTCGCCAGTGCGGTCAGGCGTAGACCACCGGACGCCGCGTCGCTGTAGACGTCGCGGATCAGGTCGATCGCGCCCCAGGTGCCAACGAAAATCGGGGCGACGCCGTTGACGGTCGTGGTCAGCAGCGCCTTGCTAGCGAGCGGCGAACCAGTCGGAGCGGCAAGAGCGTTGCTGGAAAGAACGACGTTACCGACATTAGCGACCAGCTTGTCCCACTGGCTGATTGCAGTGCCGGTGAAAACGTCCTCGTCCATGTCGTCGTAAAGCTCCGGCCGCAGCAGGAGATTGACCGAACCCGGACCGCTCGCCGCATTCGCGACCATAAAGCGGGTCACGGCAGCGCGGAACGCCGACCACGACGCGGCAGCGTTCACCGCCGTCGACGTAATGCCATAGGCGCTCGGCGAACCCGCCTTCATGACGCCCGTCGGCTCGCCGGAAGAACCGGAACCGAGAAACACGGCTTTGTCCATGCCGACGGCAAGGCAGCCATTCATGTCCCGGCGGACAGCCTGCTCGAGCGCATCGCCGCTCTGCTTCACCGCTTTGCGCGTGATCTTCATCTGGATACCATAGGTGGAATTCGGCGCCAGTGAGCGGTTGGCGGTCGAATACGCGGTCGGGCCAGCAACCGCACCGGTTTCCGTCGAAGCCCATCCGCCGGTCACGGCCGACGAAGTAATGGGGTATTCATTCGTGCCCTGCGCGATGTTCACGAACCGGGTGCCCATCTTGCCGGCAACCGAATCCGCGAAAATGCGATCGATAATCGGTGCGGTGTTGACCGGCGAAGGCGTGCCCGGCGCAACAGTTTCGCCGGCACGGATTTCCAATGCCTGATACGGCACGGGCACGCCGCGGTAACCGCCATGGCTGCGAAGCTCCTGGACGATTTCGGCGGTAGCGCCGTCGATCTTCGCACCTTCGTCGAGATGCAAGGCGACCTGCCGAAGTTCGAACTTGCCGATCAGGTCCGCGAATTCCTTCTCCGAACGGCCTTCCAACTCGGCGCCGGCCGCAGCGCGTTCTTCCGACTCCGCCACAAGGGCGGCACGGAAACGCTGCTCATTGGTCTGGAATTCCTTGTCCAGGTCATTGAGAGACCGGATTTCGTTATCGTCGGGCGAGTCCTTGGCAGCAAGCACGGCAAGCTGCTGGCGGATTTCGCTCTGACGTTTCTGGATACGAACGCTAGTCAACATACAAAAATCCTTTCTTGGAGAGTTTCGCCGTCGTGGCGAGTAAATCGAGCCACGCGGCTCGAGCTGGGGAGACTTCGCTTCCGAAGCCGCATTCCTTTTTGGTCTCCGCCGAGTGACACGCCTTGCAAAGCGTGAGCAGATTCCCAAGGTCGTAAGCCAATTCCGGCGCATCCTTCACGCGCCTGACATGATGAACTTCAAGCGGACCAGGTGCGCCACAGTGCCGGCACTTGAATCCGTCGCGCCGCTTCGCAGCGAGCCGGACAGATTTCCAGCGTGTCGATCGGAGAACCTTCGCCGAGTGCGCGTCGTAATCTTGTCGGCGCTTCACAGCCAAACCGGCGCCCTCGCTTTACGAACGGGCGCGGCGAGCAATCGCGCGCCTTGAGCGACGGCCAGCACACTGGCAGACGCAGCATCGATGCGCCCCAAGCTGCGAGCCTTTGCCAATTTAATATTGTTCGCTGGATCACGAAGGCAAACCGCGTCGGCGAATGCAGAGCGCAGCAGCAGCGACGGCGCGGCCTTTACCAATCCGTCAAAGCACGCGCGTTGGAATCTGAGACAGTCCTCGGAACCATCACGGAAACCGAAGCCCCGCCACACCAGCGGGCAACGTATGCCGGCCGCGTCGATCGCTTGGCCCAACTCCGCTTGTTTATACCTGTCCATGCACAGCGCGGCGATCGGCTGCCCTTCCACATGGCGCATGACTTCCGAAAGCCATGGCGCTACCGGAACGGTTGCCGCGCCCAGAGTGGACAATTCCCCACGGCCTGCCATTTCGCTGTAGCGCGAACCGACACCATCCGCGGCGCCGCGATCGGCTAGATTTGGCTGCGACGGGAACCATCCCAAGCATTCAAGTCTACCGGTTTCCGGCCAATAGAACGCGGCGGCCGTCATGCTGGCAGAGCCGCCCAGGTCGACGCCGATCACGACGGAACCTTGCCGCGGCGGCAACTCAGCGGATTCGCAAGACAGCCATTCGTCGACCGTCAGCAACAGGTCGCGCGTCTCGCCGGAAACGCGTTCATTGCGATTGTACAGGCGGAATGTCGTCAGGCTCGAACCACCGCGAGCAATCGCACGGCGCGCTTGCGCCTGCAGCCATTCGATTGACGAACCGATGCCGTGTTTTGCGCCAGGGTTCGCGATCAGCAGTGATTCCAAATCGTCCGCCGGCAGTCCTGGCGCCGGCCGGTGCTCCTGCCGGTAGACGCCCTCCTGTTCTTCATCCAGCCATTTCGAGAACGGATGCGCGTCGTCAGGCGCCGACGTGGAAATAATCA